GCCGTAGCGCCTTTTTCTAGCTGGACTCCGGTGATGTAGAAGGTTGCGCCGTTGGTTCCGACTACAGATTGTGTTCCAGTGACACCGTAATATGTTCCAGCAGCCCAAGCATTTGCTGTGCCTCTATAATTTGACCCACAACCAATGTCAAAAACTAACAGAAGTCCAATGCCATTTGTAGTAAGCCAAGTACCAGAAGTGTCACCGGGAATAGTGATTGAAACAGTTGTCCACGTATTGGCGGAAGAAATCGTGTATGAAAACGGGTACGACCTGTTAAACGAACCGTTTGTTATTGCACCGCCAAATGTTCCTGTGAGACTTGAATAAACTAAAAAGGATAAAGTAATGGATTTCGCGCTTGCGGTTCCCCATGACAAATCAGCGCAATTAAGTCCCTCTACTAATTGACCAAAATCAAAAAATTCTGATGCCGTAGCAGAATACGCAGATAGAGACGTAACACCTAAATATTTAGAAAACCCTGCTGGTGGGGTGACTGATCCTGCATTTTGCTGAACAGAAATTTTAGATGCCTGTGATACAGCAAAACTCCAGCGATCAAGAATGTAAGTGCCGCCGGCACCCGGAGTAACCGCCGCCCCAGCATTCCGCTGGTCAATCATCATCGCGCCGTTGATGATCTTGTTTCTATTGCCAGCAAGCTGCGTTGACGTTGGGCCTGATGTGGCTTCGATTGAATTTGCCCCCGCCGCTGTCAGCGTCTTGTTCGTCAGCGTCTGAGCTTGAGTATTCAGCGTAGCCGTGTCCGTTGCCGCAGGGATAGTGACCGTGACAGCAGAGGCCGTATCTGGCGTTGAGATCGTTACCGATCCGTTGCTGGGGGTGTTGAGCTTGATGTTGCCGGACATGGGTTAGCCTTCGTAAAGAATGTTGACTGAGCCAGCGGTAAATGCACCGGAAGATACTGAAATTTGAATACGGTCTAGAGTACCAGAAAGAGCAATTTGTCCAGCAATTACAAAAGCAAATGGGATTGACGTGTTCCACACACTCCCAGCAGCAACCCATGTATTAGTGCTTGAATTTTGTAAAGTAAAAGTTATTGATCCCCATGAAGCCGCACTTGCCCCAAAAAGAATTCCATTGGTTGTATTTACTATCGTAGCTCCAGATCCATATCCAGCATTGTACCCCGTACTTACATAGCTTCCAGAGCCTACCTGAATAAAAGGAGCCGCTCCACTAGAGACAACGCCATTATTTTGTATAGTAATCCTCTTAACCCAACTTGGAATACCAGTAAACCCTACAGCCGTTCCTGATGTAGTGGCTTGAGCCGTACCAGAAGTGATTACACCACCGTTAAAAGTAGTTACACCAAGCGTTGCTCCTGTAATTGCTGGGCTAGTTAAAGTCTTATTCGTCAGCGTCTGAGAGTCAGTCGTGCCCACACCAGATCCAGCGACATTGTCCGTACCGCCAGCAGGATAGGTAACACCCGTAGTCCCGTTGATCGTAATCGTCATACCACCACCCAAACTGAGCCTGAACTGACCGTGACCGTAATCCCCGAAGCGACCGCGATGGGGCCGGGAGAGATGGCGTTATCCGTTGATGCGATTGTGTAGTTCGCCGTGACCGTCTGAGCGGTCACCAACAGGCCATTAGAAGCCCGGATCTGCGGAGCCGTACCGTTAAGACTTGCATCCTGAATGACAGAGCGCGTAGCAGGATAGTCACACCAGACATTGATTGTGTTACCAGCGAAGCTAATCAGCGCGGTCGTATTGGAGGAATTGGAGAGGACCGTATCCCGCGATAGCGTCCCGGCGCCGACAGTGCCGAGTCCTACTTCCCAGACATTCGCAGTGGAATCGAAGATCGTGTAATAGGTGGTGTTCCCGTTACCGATTCCGGTGCTGAAGGTTTTGTACCCCGTGACCGCGCCCGACAGGGTAAGTGTTCCCGTACCCGCTGTTGTCGAACTTTCCTGCACACGGTCAGCAAGGACGAAAGCCATGGCCTATTCCTGAGAATGTATAAAAGTAAAATGCTCTGCTTCTGCCCTTTTCCTAGCAGCTATGGCATCTTTGATATCGAGGTAAGACCCAAAATACATGCTTCGCCCTTTATGTTTAAGTCGGACTATCCATCTACTGTTCTTAGGGTTCCATATAACACCTTTGTACCCAGAGGTGTTGTTTTTTCCTACCGCCCTATTTTGGTTGTTATCGCTAGCGTTGTTATACGCTATCCGTAAATTGCAAACTCTGTTGTCCGCCCGATCTCTGTTTATGTGGTCTAGCTGACATCTAGGAAGTTCACCATAATACAAAAACCAGATTACCCTGTGGACCAAAACGGGCTTTCTGCCTACTCTAACCTCTCTATAACCCGATGTCGTTGTAGACCCCGCTTCCTGTCCCGCCTTTATAGCACCATTACACTTCGGCTCTTTCCAGTAAATTCTGCCTGTCTCTGGATCGTAGTCCCATAATTGCTGGGCATTTTCAACAATGATATGATCGTTCCGCATCTTCAATCTCCCTAACAGATTGTTGGTGAAGCACTTCAGGGCGGTTCCAGCCGCCCTTGGTGCGCTTAGTTTATCAGATCAACTTGTCGCGCTAGTGCTGTACGTGCAACTGACGGTGTCTCCAGTGGTCGTAGTCTTAGCTACGCTGAAATTGCCTTCGGAGTACAGAACGCCAGCCGTTGAGCTCTGAGTGTTCACAGCACCCGTACCCGTGACCAAGAAGCATCCGTAGACCGTACCGCCCGCGCCCGTGATGGTGTAGGTGATAGCCGTAGCCGTGGATGAAGTCACGTTGGAAGGCGTGGTGCCCGTAGAAGTAGCCGCAGCAAACACCGCCGTACCGCGAACCGCAGAGCCGCCCACCGTATAGTTGGTGAATTCAGCCGCATTGGTCGTAACCAGCGTGGCCATAGTATCTGTCGCTGCCGGGGTCAGGCTGACCTTAGTCAGACCCAAGAACGGGCCTACCGTGGTATACGTTCCCGAGGTGCGAAGCAACGTATTGAGCAGGAGTTCTTTACCTGCGGCAACGACAAGATTAGGGAATTCTTCAGTCCACTTCAGGTTGCCATCCTTGTCTCGGCACTCAACGTGCCAAGAACCTTCGATGCCCATACCTTCGGGAATAACCGCGTTGGCCTGCATAGAGACTTCAGCGTGGTCACCAAAATTTGAAAGTTCGTTACTCATGTTAACCTCAGTAAATGATAACCGGCGCGGCGGTGCTATTGTTTGCCGGGAAAGTTACCGTGAATGGGGCCGCGCTGGTTGAGTAGGAGCCACCAAAATTCAGAACCGCCACGGAGCGGTTACCCTTAGACGCATTGTATATCAACGCACCCGCAGTCGTCAGCGTGGAATTAGACCACGTAAAATCCTGCCAGCTTGTGTAGGCCGTAGTGCCTGAGAGCGTAACCCCAAGACCCGTCAGCGTGCCACCACCCGCGGTGTATCCCGTACCCGTAGTCTCCCCAGAAGTCGTATAGACCGTAGTGGTGGAGTCGATGTTAGCCGCGCTCGTATACAGGGCGATCTTAAAGGTATCACCACCCACAAGGGAGAAGTTGTGAATCCCTTCGAGGAGTTCCAGCTTAAATGACGATGTCAGGCATTGTGTGATCATACAACCTTGTCCCTGACCTGCACGGTCCTGTATTCATCCTGACGATCCTTACCGTCACCGAGCTGCTTCAACAGAGCCATAGCCTGATCGTACTTGGTCTGATACGCTTGGATCAAATCAGCCTCGCCCTTCAAAAATATATAACTCTCAACCAGAGCGCCGTACAGCAATACGTTCGGGAAGTTGGTGCTCAACCACGTAGTCCCTGCGGTCACAATGGAAGTCGGATACGCAAAATAGTGCAGTTCGATGTCGTAGTTCACATCAGGCGTAGGCCCAAGAATGTACGTGTTGTTGTCGAACAGTGCGTAGTACTGCGGCGTTCCGGTAACACCGGGGAAGGGAAAGAACTCGCGGATGTAGTTCACATCCTTGTTCAGCATGTACCGATAGCCGTCCGCCTGTGTGTCTCCAGAGTTCATCACTGCCACGGAGAACGTGGACAGAAAATCGCTCGGAAGCGTCAGATACGGAAAAGAAGCTGTGGCTGTGCCTGTGACATTCCTACGAAACGCGGGGAGCTCAACGGTGTTATTAACCAGCCGCTCTACATCCTGAACAAAGTTAGGAATGTTGCTGATGAAGCTCGCCTCATCAACTTCAGTAAAGGCTTGTATTGCCTCTACCAGCCCCGCGTATGTCGTAATGTCGTATGACATGTTTAGCCCATCTTGGTGCTGTGCTTAGTGCCTTTCGTCTGCGCGCCTGTGCCGCGAGTCTTGACAGTCTGCGTAGATGCGATATTGTTCGGGTACCCAGAGGACTTGGGAGTCGGAACAGACTTTATTCCTTTGTACTCTGCAGAGCCTTCCTGATGTTCTTTACTTGCCACGGCTAGACCCCTTCTGATTCATAGCACGAGCGAGGTTGCGCCCATACTTCTTCATGTCGAGGGAGGTTACACCGCCCTTTTTCATGCCCTTCAGAGCGGACTTTTTAACAGTCTGCTTGATCAGTTTCTTGTCTTCAGCGACATCATCATGCTTGGCCATCGTGTTACCTCTTAGAGAAGTGCGTTACCCGGAAGCGGAGGAACAATCACAGCGCCGGGAGCTACCGAAGTGAATGCCGTAATTCTAACATTGTTCAGATACGTGGTGAGCTGCTGGGTAGCCACAGGGTTAAAAGCGAAGTCAGCGCAAGAGTCATTCCTGTTCGTGTCAGGACGAGGCTCACGGAGAGCCTGCGGGTCATTTGAAACCTTCTGCGAACCAATGATTCCGACCCAATTCTGAGGATGGTCAATTTCCCAACACTCAGTACACCGTTTGGTGTTAATGAGTTTCCCCATAATATAGATCTTTTTCATCACCTTGAGGTCATAGCGCTGGCCACAAAGATCGCAATACCCGAACGCCCGCTTATAACTCGCGAACCGTGTAGCCATTACCAGCCACCACCCAAGTACCCAGCCATCGGAACAAATCTCACAGGACTTTTATCTCTGTCCTCATCCATTGCCAACTGCAATGCTTCATCATAAGACGCTTTCAGCATCTGCAGTCTATTCATATCCAAATCCGGTTGTTTTCTACCCAAATGATACGAAAGTCCCGCGGTCAATGCTTCGTAAAAACGGAAAGGTACATCTTGCGTTGTAGCACCTGACTGCCCAGCGTCTTGAACGCGGCGCAGATACCAATAATGAAAAGAGTAGCCCGATTGATTGGGCACTTGCCACAAGTAAATTTTCGGGATAGGTGACTGCCTGTTTACCCATACCTGTACGGGGCGTCCTTGCGACAGCTTGTTTGGGATCGCGTCATAAGTCGGCAGGGCTATACGTGGGATAACTAAATCGGTCTGGTTGTATTGGCTACCCGGATTCTGTCGAATCACTTGATCAACAAGGTCTACGCAGTCTTCTGGAAGATCGTAAATGTACTGTCCTTGGGTGAGCGGGATGTCCGCTTCTTCGTAAGTCCAAAGATTCAACCCGTGGTTAGCAAGCTCGGTTATGAGATAGTTGAGACTTCGTCGCGCGGTACGAGCTTGGTAACCCGTGCGGATTTCGACCCCAACTCTTTCATAACTTTCTTCAATAATTTCATCTAGCTGGGGGTTCCAATTAGCTGTTCCACTAGTCGCCATTATTTGTTGCCTCCGCTTTACGCCTGCGCCATGATTCTAACAGCGCTGCGCTCCGCATTGCGCGCTCCTCTTCAGATTGCACCCTGCCTCTGGTCTTAGCGTGGGCTGCGGCTGTTATTTGTGGAGACATGCCTCTTTTCTTAGCGGAAGCGCTGATATTACGTCGATGCTCTTCAGAGAATACTTTACCTTGCATACTCCGCGATACTTTCAATCTGTGCGCTTCTGGTAGCGGTTTTCCTTTTCTCGCGGTTACGGTAGCGGTTCGGCAGGCTGCTGATACGCCGCGTTTTTTTGCCGCTATGGACAACTTCTCTAATGTCTCCGGTGTTAAAACTGTGCCCTTCTCGCCACCATCCGTGCAATTAGTTAGTTTAACTCCAGAACGTTTGAGACACTTGATGATGCCCCGTTCCAACTCTAGTGATATCGCATCAGATGAGCATTCTATGGTTCCGATAAAAATGTTTTCCTTACCGTGCTTAGCTACGACCCGCTTATGGTACTCATTCCGTTCCCTAAGATTTTTTGCTCGGCGCATAGCACCCTTGCCTACATAAAAAATAGACCCATCAGGACGACAGTGCACATACGCATATCTGGTCGTTTCTGGATTTATTGCTCTCATATCTAGGCTTCCTCAACGATCTCATCAAGTTGCGGGTTCCAATCTGTGACGCCGGAGGTGGTCATGGCTTAACCGTAATGGATGGTTACGAAACCGATGTTCAGCATGTAGACGTAGATGCCGTTAGCGGCCAAAAGTCCTTCACCGGGAACATTCACACTTGAGGTAGCCGTAGATCCTGTCAAAGTTTCATAGGTAGTGATCCAGCGATTGCTGCCTGAAACATACTGACAAGCAGGGGGTGATCCGCTGAGCGTGTTGCTATTCGGATCGGTAATCGTGAAGGTGTTAGCCCCCGTCACCGTAATAGTGTAATTGCCGTCGGTAGCGGAACCGCCTGTAGTAGACGCGTATGAAATACCCACTGTCGCCCCCGTAGCCAACCCGTGCGCGGTGCTAGTTACCGTAACAGTGTTTGTGCCTGACTGAGCATAAGTAGCGGCGGTTGGCGCTGACAGGCAGTCAAAAGCCACGAGCCTACCGTTCTGACCACCCGTACCGGCAAATGTAAACTGCTTCAGTCTCGCACGCCCACTTAGGATAATTCCAGAAACACTTATGTGCGCGGCTTTTACATCATATTGCATCGTCATTGTCGTTACCTCAGCAGTTCCACGCCTTCAACGATTTGTTGATGCGGCTATTTGGGTCATTCGCAGTCTTGCTGCTCGTGAGTTTCTTTTTCATACCTGACATTCGGGCGCAAAAGGAGGCTCTCCTTCCGGCGTCTTCCTTTGTCTTGGGCTTTGGGGCCGGGGGTTTCAGGTTCATGCCCTGCTTCTTGGCAGAGGCGCGACCCTTGGCGTTTAGACCGCCCTTGGGGTCTTTACCTTCAGCTCTTTGCCACGCGGGAGACTTAGCCATGCTTACCTCTGCTGGGGCCTCTGCACTACTTGTGAAGTAGGGTTTCCTTGAATCTGCAGTCCTTGCGGCTGCTGAAACTGGCTCATACCCAGAGGTTTGTTGCCTTGCTGCAGAGGACTCTGCATCGGGGCGGGCTGACCACCTACGCCGCCATCACTGCCGCTACCATCAAAACCTTCGTTGCCGCCGGGCATATTGCCTGTCACATCAGGACCTGACATAAAATTCTGATTTTGAGGAGTCGCGCCAAACGCCGGAGGCGGAGTGCCGGGCGTAATACCCTGTGGCTGGTTCGGCTGACCCTGTCCTTGGTAGGACATGAAGTTTTGGTTGGGGGCGGCAAAGTTGTTATAGCCAGACTGGCTATTCGCACCGCCCGATAAGCTCTGCTGAAGCTGAGATAAATCAACTCCCTGCCCGCCGCCCCCAGCCATCAGACAAACTTCCCTTTGGTGTGGCCCTTAGAGATGCAGCCATCGACAGAACCACCTTTATAGTAGCCCTTCATCGCCTTGCCACCGCAAGCCATCTTCTTGGTGCCACAAGAACCGCCAGACTTCATACCCATAGGGCCAGCGGTACGGAGACCTGCTGCCGGAGGCATAGGAGCATTAGCCGCACCCAAAGACATAGCGTTCAGTGCGGGAGCGCGCTTGGTTACACGAGCCTTCATAGACTCTTTCTTTGCCAAAGTAGGCATACCTGATTTCTTAGCCATTTTATTTCCTCTAGCTTTACGCTGAATTGGAGAAATACCGCGGGACGGCAGTGTCATTTGTCCACCTTGTTGTCCAACTTGTCCATGATCCGGTTAAACATACCCTTTATTTCGGCCATGTCGATTCGATAATCATCTTTACGGACGTAGTTCTCATGGAGAGACTGGTTGGTTTCTTTCACGTCTTTCTGGAGTTCTTTAACAGAATCCCACATGATTTTTACAAACCAACCAATGACTGCTCCGATGACCGCTGCAGTGATATTAATGATATTTTGCGCATCCATCGCTACCAGTCTCTTAGGCAGAGGCTGGAGCTGCAGTGCCATCGCTGTTCTTCTGAGCGTAACGCACCGTGAGGTTCAATGCACCTGCATTGACAGAAGAAGGTGAGCCGGTGAAGGCCAGCGTGACCACGACCGGAATATCGACAGAACCGATACTTACCCAGTTGGCGTATGAGCCAGTGGTGGCCAGTGAAGCCCGACCTGCAGAAGTCACAGTGGTCGTGGTGACAAACTTATTTGCCGTGGTCCCATCACCCACCGTAATGGTGGCTGCTGGAGTGGTGCCTCCGGTGAAGGTGAAGGCCGTGGTGGTGTCGAGTTCGATACCGAGAATCTGAGAACCTGCCGGAATCCAACCGATCGTGGTCGTGCCAGCGGTAGTAGCAGGAGACACAACAGAGTTCTGAGAAAGACTGACGACGCCGCAGTTAGCGACAGTACCAGCGGTGGTTCCGGTGGTGTCCTTTACGGTACCCGTGCGAATCGGGCCAAGCCAAGTGGAGAATCCCATGATAACCTCATGCACATGCGCCTGTCGTCTTGTGCGAGTACCGCTAGGGCGGTCGAGCAGGCAATTAGAAAATCCCTAGATTTGAGCCTTTGTAGCTTACTTATTTTTCAGTGTCAAGACAAAAGAAAAGGGGGCCGAAGCCCCCTTGTCCCGACCGGGATCTCCCAGTCCTCAGTCAGTATATCTAAAACTCCACCCCTCGGCTTTGCCTTTTGTCAGGGCGTTGCCAGATTTTAAAGCCCTATCCACCGTGGGTGGAGTCAGCCCAAGCTCCTTTCGAAGCTGAGTGATTGTAGCAAACCTATGCTCTACACCAGCAGGATCCGTCGCTATGACGGCGCGGCCCATCTTCTCCTTTGACTCCTCCGAATGAGTGCGACCTTCCCAGTGACTGTAGTGCCCCGCCTCAGCTGCGGCACGGATTTTGGCACGGCCTTCAGCGGATATGGTTCTCCCGGGCGCTTTAGGTTTACCACGTTGAGCATCGCCAATCTTTTTACGTGTCTCCTCTGAAACTGTTTTACCGTAGCGGTAGTGGTCTGCGCCTGCTGCTTTACCTTTACGCGTCTCTGACATCTGAGCGCGGGATTCTTCTGTATGTGCTACGCCTTGCCGAGGGTGTCCCTCTCGTTTAAGCCATGCTTTGGTTTTTTCAGCTAATTTAGCCCGGATCTCTGGGCTCGCATCCCTCATAGGGGAGTCGGCGTGGGCAGCTACGTTGTAGCAGTAGTCTTTACCGAAATGCTCGTCCAGCCATTTTTGTTCCGCTGGGTACAACTCGTCTTTAGAGCTATGCGTCTCTAGCACTTCGAATTTAAAACAGTCCTCGCCATATTTGTTCCATGCACGTTGCAAATGCACGCAGTCATGGTTCCCTAAGCGAAGAGCTTTTCTATGCGCCCAAAAGCGTTTGCGAGAGTCGACTGTGCTGCCTACGTAGTAGTGGTCGTTGACTACGTTTCGGATTTTGTAAATTACGTTCTTCATGCGCCCTCCGGGTTGGTAAAGATATTAAACCACTGAAGGAACGCTGTGTCAACATGCGGGCAAAAGAAAAGGGCCCGAAGGCCCTTTTCTCCCGATAAACCCTGATAAATCAGGAACTTCCGGGACTTCCGAATACTCCGAGGAAATCGGACCATCCAAAGCTGTAGCGCTCTCTCGCCTTGTACCTAGCGTTCCCCGTATCAAAATCAGCGTCCATTGAAGTCGCCAAGGGGGTACGGACAAAGTGCTTGAGGCCATTCGGAACGTCGGTGGTCAAGAACCAAGCATTGGTGTCGGTCAACCAGTGGTTGACAGTCCAGCCGCCCGGGATTGAGCCGTTGTTCTTCAGAGCGTTGATGTCGTTGTCGGAGGTACCAACACGCAGTTCAGTTTCGAGGATACGGGTCGCCACGAACTGCAGTGCAGACGGGATGATCAGTTTCTTCGGCTTAGCTGCGATGAGCAGGCCACGTTCGTCGGTCCACAGAGAGATCTGAATTACCGCATTTTCAAGTGAGGTTTCGTTCAGGTCCGCTGCAGTCGTCGGAATGTTGGAAATGGTTGAACCATAAACCAGCGGGTGAGCATTTGAGAACAGAGCCTGACCGTCACCACCTTTGTAGTTCGAGTTGAAGCCGTTATTCAGAATGTTAGCCGCCTTGACTTCCTTGGTGTAAGCCATAGCACGAGCCAGCGCCTTGGTATAACGAGCAGACAGTGAGTCGTACAGGTTATCTTCGATTGCTTCTTCCGTCAGGGAGAAGCCGAGAGCGATGGTTTCGTGGGTGTAGCGGGTGTTCCATGCTTCCTGCGCATTGTCATACGCAATCGCTGAACCTTCCGCCTTAACCGGGGCAGCACCGAAGCCAGAGAGCTTCTGTTCTTCTTCAAAGGAACGCTCAGAGCTTTCGGTCTCGAAAAGCTCCTTGTATTCCTCGCCATACCGCTCATATTCCAGACCGAACAGGGCGTTCAAGCCGGGGAGCAGCTCTTTAAGTAATTGCGCGCGTGAAATAGCAGCCATTTAAGTTACTCCTTAGATACCAGTGGCCTGACGATAGAAGTGGAAGCCTGCATTGAAGCTCACCAGAACCTGCTGGTAGGTACCATCAGACAGAGCCGTAGAACGGACAACGTCAACGATACGCAGCGGCAGAGTGTTGGTGGTAGCTGCAGAGGTGAGGTCCACAGTCACGAGGCTGTCACCAGTCGTGGTGTTAATCAGACCCGTCTTTACGTAGTAGCCAATGTTCTGGCCTACGTTAGCCTGAGTAGCTGCGCTAGAGGTGTACAGAGCGCCTGAACCGTTAGAAACGGTAGCTACAAAGACAGCATCGGGGTCTTCACAGACGTATGCCCAACCATAACCGTAGTTAGTGTTAGCGCTGTCGGTGAGGATCGTGGTGCCCGTCGGCCAGTACTGTGACCACAGCGGCTGCTTGAGGCCGGTGCTCGGTGAATACTGACATCCAAGGAAGATACCAACTGGAGCCGCTGCAAAAGCAGCTTTCTGACCCGCAGCAGTGTCAACACGAACGATGGTGCCATCAGTGGTGTAAGTGACGAAATCGCCATAGCCGATGTTCTGAGCGTACCCAGATGCAATCGGAATTTCACGAATCGCTCCGCTATAAACACGACCACCGATCAGGTTAACAGGAACCAAACCGGAGGGGCCGATACCGTTAGGATATGCCATATAAAACTCCTAATTTTGAATGAACCGGCCCCTAGAGACTAGGAACCGCTACCAAAAGACACTTTGGACTTCCCTTCTCTAAAGAGGGGCATCCTAGGATCATTTTCGCGGAAAAGATTGTTGTCTACGGACTGCGTCTGCTTCTGAGTCATGTTCTCATAGTACGCATAGCGCTGATTAATCAATTCCTTTGGTGCTTTGCACAGCACCAAACCGCCGATCTCGATGAGGTCAGAGGTCGGAGCCAAACCAAACGCAGCAAAATCTGAGCTGATCTCTGGATGATCAGAAGCCTTACAAGGCACCCAGCCTTCGCGTCTGGCGCGAGCCATATTAGCCGGATCGGGGTTACCCATCATGGCGACTCGAATCCAGCGAAAGCCATACCCATCAATGGGGTTAGGCACAGGAAGATCGTGCGCGGGTTTCCAAGAGTCCATGCGAACTTCTTTTTCTCGCGTTTCATTCTGTCTAAGCGAACGGTCGATATTAGCCATTGCGTTGCTCCAGTTTGCGTTTCTCAGCAAGGTAAGCCTCTGGCTTAATCCCGAGTCGCTTAATAAGTGCGTCTTCAGATTTGGTCACTGCGGTCTTTTTTGGTGCGGTGGTTCTACCAACCGATGCTACAGTGCTTACTTTCTTGGTACGTTGGTTAAAGTTTTGAGGGAACATCTCCCTCATGCGGGCGTCCACCTTGCCGTAATACTCGTCAGAGGTAGGATCGACACCGGATTTTACTAGCCGTTCATGTACCCCGTAGGCGAATGCAGTCATCTCTTCGTCCTTGCCAAACCAAGGATTCTGGGCTGACCATGCTTCTGCCTTATAGTCCCTTGCGGGTGGTTGCTGAGGCTGAACAGGTGCTGGTTGGTTATATACAGGATTGTTTTCCTGTTGTAAAGGTGCTCGTGGAGGTTGTGGTGCAGGTGGTGTCCATTGCCCAATCTGACTACGCTCGATAGCCAGTTTGTTGAGCTCATTCTGCGCATCAATGACTCCATCTGTATCGCCCGCTTCAAATGCCTTGCGATACTTGTCCTGAGCAATCTGCTGCTGGTACTCGAGCCGGTTTGTCGCTTCTTCAGTCAGGCGTCCTGAACCCCAAGTTACGGTCTGCTCAAGCTCCTGCGCGCGGTTGTAAAACATCTGCGCAATTTTGACGGCTTCCGCGTGCTCGCGCGCGAGACGTTCTTTTTCGCGCCGCTCGTCATTGATCTTGTGTGTTAGCCGGTCGATACGCTTTTTGACGCGTTTTGAATAGCTCTCCTGCTCTTCTTCCTGATCTAAGTCATCGTCGTCCAGCGCCAGAGGCGGGCGGTCTTGATCTTCTTCAGGCGTATCGTCTACGACTTCGTATTCATCTTCTTCAGGCGCTACACGAGTGTTCTCTGCGAGAACCTTGCGCCCTACTACGTGGACTTCCTCGTCATCGGAAAAGTCTAAATCGTCTTCTCTTGCCATAAATCACCTTTAGTATGCGCGGTTGATACCGCGTGGATCAGCAACAGTACCCTCAATCTGATCATCATTCACGATGATGAACTCTTTGCCATCTACAGAGAACCGGGAGCCAGAATACGCGCGGAGGAGGACAAAATCTCCTTCCTTGCACCACGGACCCGTGGGGAACTTATCCTTGTCCATGTAGCACATATCGCCTTGTTTGAGGACAAGACCAACGACTGCCCCCGCTTCTTCGCGCTTGGCGGTAATGTCAGCGATAGCGATGCCGCCATCCGTAGTCTTGTTGATTTCCGGCTTTACCACCAGCATCTTGTATCCCTTTGGCTCAGGGAGACGTTCGGCCAGCTTCTCTGCACTTTCTTGAGTCTTTTCAGCGTCGATGTTAGCGACAGACATCAGATTTCCTCTTCGTACTTACGCAGGTCTTTTACACGTTCCAGCGCTGAGGTCAGACCTGTGATTACCCCAACGAGATGCCGATACTCGGCGTAGTCAACAGCGTGCCCGAAGGCGATCGCGTCTTTGCGAGCTTCAATGAGCTCGTTCAATTCTTTCTGCAGGATTTCTAGTCCAGTCATTTTTTAGGTTTCCCTATGGTGTGTGCTTCGCCTTTATCCACTGCGGCGCGTGCTCGTGCCAGCAGCTCTTCCTTGTTGGCGGTCTCTGATCCGAGACGCCGCCCCAACTCGTTGTTGAACGTATCCATTTCTTCTTCCGCAGGGCTGTCAGAACTAAGCTTCTCATGCGCCCAACCAGCCATTGACGCCGGAATATCTCCGTACTGCTGCTGTAGTTCTCCCTGCCAGAGCAGGTGACGCAATGCGTCTCCGCGAAGATTGTGCTCTTCACCGGGGTAATACTGGTCGGCCATTTCCGTAGAGTGCCTTGTCGCATCACCCATACCTAGCGCATCAGCCACCGCGTACTGGCCCTTCCGTGCGTATTGATTGATCTTGTCTGTGGTGCTTCCGCCATCAGCCATACCGGGCGGTGGTGGGGCAGGTGGACCTCCTTGCGGACCTTGAGGGCCGGGCGGCGGAGGCGTTTGCGGGCCGGGTCCACCCGGCGGCGGAGCCATTTGTGTTGCGTTCTGTTGCTGGATGGCCATGTCCATGCCCTTGAACAACCCTTCGACCTGCGCGTCCTCATGCTGAAGGAGCAGCTTGGCCTCGTTGTTGATCATCGCAATTTCTTTCTGCGTCTTCAGTTTCTCGAGTTCGAGGAACTTCTTGTCGTTGATCTCTTGCTCTTTAAGCTGCAGTTCCTTCTGCTGCATCTGAACCACGGGGTCCTGCGCGGCCTGCTGATTCTGCTGTTGCTGCGCCTGCGCCTGATTGGCCTGAACAAGCTGCTGTGCTGCCTGTGCCGAGAGCTGCGCGAGCTGCGCAGCGAGTTCCGGTTTGAGCTGTGTATCCGGCGGCGGCAGGCTGACACCCAACTGCTGCTGAAGCTCCTGACGGTAGCGGAACCCTACGTGCTCCTGCACATGGGCCATAAGCGCCGCCTTGATGGCGTTAGCGTTCGGATCTTGCCCCATGATCGCGGCGACCTTCGGGTCGTTGATCATGCTCATGTGGATGGTGATATGCGACTCGTGGTCCTGCTCGATGAACGCCTTGCAGGGCTTTTGCTTGAGAATCTCCATGTTCTCAGTGACTGGGTCGGTCGGCTTCTCGTCGTCTTCCGGTACCGTAACGATCTTATCCGCGTCCTTGATACCCATAACTTCAAGCATCTGACGGTGAAGAACCGGCAGGTTATAGATTTGCGGAGACTGCTGAGCAAGCTGAATCGCAGCCTGATACTGAATGATCCGCTGCGCCATGGTGGAGGCATTAGGATCACTGACCGGAATGATGTCGACCTGATCGTAATCTTCCTTCTTCGCGGTGGGTTTGGCACCGAAGTCAGGCATGTAGTCATAGGTCGGCGCGGTGAAGTCGCGGATGAGCCCCGCGATCAGTTTGAACTCCTGCGCCATGGACGCATGGACGCGCGCCTGAACGGCACTCATCACCTTGAGCTCACGCTCGAGAATCGCCAGCGTGGTGCCTACCGGAGCTTCCCCATTGACTTCACCGAACTTCACATCGCTGACTGCCGCCAGCTTGCGCCCTTCATCGACTACGTTTTGCAGAAGCTGGAACAGCGTTGCGCTCGGTTCCTTGTAGGGGAGGGGGAGGATATTGTCCTTGATGTTGGAGGAAGGAACGTCCACATCTCTCCATTCGCCGGGCATGATGGGAGTGTCATCACCCTTGATTCGGAGCCCCCTTGACTTGAGTCCGCCCGGAAGGTTGGACAGTGTGCCAGCATCCACAAGCTGGCGAGTAATCGAAGTCGCGCTTTTCGCGGACCCACCCAGCAGGTGAATCAGCCCGTATCCGTAGGCACCAAACCCCGGAATGTACGTGTACTGTACGAAGTGCTGTTTCTTTTCCTTGAGCGGATCATGCTCGTCCCAGTTACGCCGAATGGCGAGAACTTCTTCCGTTCCCCGGTCGATGGTCACTATGTAGGGCAGTGCAATCCCTGTCTCTTCACCGTCCTCTTCGTCCGTATCTTCAAAGCCGGGCAGGTCGAGGTCTATGCTGATTTCAAGGAGCTGATACCGATCGTCATCGAGCTGTGCGTACCCTTCAGCGTCATCCTTGCGGCGCTGAATCTCGTCAATAAGCTTGGTCGGCTCTCCGAGGTCAATATCCCGGTAGAACCCCGTGTATTGGAGCTTCTTGATTTCATTCTTGGTTTTCCGCATCACATGCGTAATGCGTGGTGCCGACCGCAGATCCGAGGCACCGTAAGGGATGATCAGGTCTTCTGCCGGGACGTACATCGAAGTCGGGCGGTCCATTGTCGGGTCGTAATACACCTTCTTGAACCCAGCACCCGAGAGCGCCAGCCCCCACAGCATCTTTTCATGCTCGGGGCGAAACTCCACCATCTTGTCCGTCAGGTGGTGATTCATATCCTCCACTACCCGCTTGGCTGCTTCCTGCGTCGCCCGGTCGTCCTTACCCACGATTTTCGCCCTCACCGGCCCTTGCGCCGGGAAGGTCTCCGCGATCATTTCAGCTTGAAAACGAATAACCGCTTCAGAGAGGATGGGATGGAATACTCCGCAGGCACCGCTCCACGGCTCGCTGCGCTCCTCGATTTTTAGTCCGAGAAGGTCCAGCCCGTCGACATAAGTCCTTTCCCACTCTTTTCTCGACATCTTGTCGTTGTCAAAGTCCTCCATGAGATCGGAGGCAAGGGAAGCAAGGTGACTTTCGTCGATGAACTCGGCCAGATTGGAATCAAATGCAGGCTGCTTGTCGAGCTCTATGTCCGCTTCTACCTCTACCGGCTCGTTAGGATCTCCAATATCAATTTCAATCGGCGCATCGTCATCTTCCATAAGAAACGGAGACTGAGGAAGCATAGCCTTGTCGATATTGGGGATAGCCATGTGTGTGCCTATAGAAGTTCGAGGAGTTTCTGCAGATAGTGATGCGCCTTCTGGATGTCTTCCTTAAAAGCACCCTTCTCACCTGCGCGCATAATGTACTTGAGCGCATTGTACCTGTAAAACCCAATAGCCTGCTGCCTAGGCCCGTGGTCGACCACATCCCATGGCTGAATGTCCATTCTCTTGTAGTGATCTCCTCCCACCTGCCGGGTGCTCGCGATGCCTGCAACCATCTGCCTTACATTCTCCACGCCCATGTCCTCGTTAAACTTCTGCTGGTCCACAGGATCGGGATAGTAGCGGCTGTAGTCCTTCTCGGCCTCGTACTCCTTGTTGCCGGGCAGGAACTTCACGCGGTTGCCGTCTTTATCCCACTCATCTTCAAACGTCATATCTTCGCTCTCACATAGCTTTTCTTGCTTCATAACATCACCCCTCAAATGTATATACATGTTCAATAGTATGCCGCCTTTCGCCCTTTAAACATCCACTCGTTCTCGTACTCCTTGTCCATCGCCGTGCCGATGAACCCACCCGAACGGAAGCGCGCCAGCGCGAGGGACACGCAGTCCACCAAGTCATCGTTTCTACCTGCCGGGAATGAGGCGACTTCGTCGATGACCTCTTCCGCCCAGCGTTTCTCTGGCGACCAGACTTTCCCCGAGGCGAATATGTCCGCGATCGCATTCAAACGAGTAATCTTGTCATTACCCTTGTTGGGGGTGAACTCTTGCACCGGAATGCCCATACGCCGCAGTTCGTAGATCAGCGGAGCGCCCGAAGCCTTCTTTTCGATAATCACCGCATCAGGCTCCCACTCTTGGTACAGTTCCAGCGTTTTCGCTTTCAGCTCGGGGAACTCGAGCCGCTCGCGCCAAGAGTTTAGAAGGATCAGGTTCGGCTGGCCTCCGTCCTCCTCGTTATCGAATACACCGAATATGACTGCAGCGCTGTAGTCAGCAGAGGTCTTTTTCTCGAAGGCTGTGTCCATCGCCATGATGATGAAGTCTACAGGCGGCGGTTTCTCGTGCGGCCATGGTTGCCACCACTCCCGTTTGATGATGGCATTCGACTCAGAGGTGGGTTCCTGCTGATACTGCGCCATCCACTTGCTATTCGGCAGTTCCTGACGAATGGCTTCCAGTTCTTTCAGCGGCCAGAATTCAGGCCAGAGGGGTTTGCCGGAGGGCATGATGGCAGGGAACTCAATCACCTCCCACTTATCGCCGCCGCGAGAGGCGGACGCCTCTAAAACTTGTCCAGTCAGGTCACGCAATGACCATCTTGTCATAACGATGATTATGGCCCCGCCCGGCTGTAAGCGCTGCCGGGGTCCCGAGGTGTACCACTCAAATACTTTGTCGTAGATCTCGGGGTTGTGCTGGGCAAGTACCGCTTCCCCTTCTGAGTGAGGGTCGTCGATGATAAGTAGATCAGCACCGCGACCAGTAACGGTACCACCAACACCAGAAGCAAAGTACTCACCATTGTAATTAGTGTTCCAACGTCCAGCCGCCTTGGAGTCGGTTCGGAGCTCAACTTCTGGGAAGATTTTCTTGTACTCATTGCTGTCCACGAGGTTACGCACCTTACGACCGAATCCTTCGGCCAGCTCGGCAGTGTTACTGATCTGCATCACCTTTTTCTTGGGGGATTTACCCAGAATCCATGACGGCAGCAGGTAGGAGGCAAACTCACTCTTCGTGTGGCGAGGGCCAAGGTTGATGATGACTCGCTTTTTCTCCCCACGGGCTACGGCTTCAAAGAGCTTCGCGATGCGTCGGTGATGGGTACCCGATATGAAGTCCGGCCAGACCGCTTTTACGTAGGCAATGAAGTCATCCTGTGCCTGCGCGCGTACCTTACGGGTATGCAGCTCATCAATGAGCCCTAAAATCTTCGCTTTTTCGCTCTTTGGGGCGCTTGCGAGGAGGTTTTCTATCTGTTCGGGAGTGAGATCGAGCATTTATAGCCTCTCCGCCGTCCCTTCGATCACTTTTTCGCCAGAGAACCGCTTTATGGCACTCAGAAGTTCCTTTTCGAGGTCTGCGGTAGGCATCGTGTTGATGTTGATCTCCGTTTTCTCGGTTGCGAGGCCGACTACGGACGATTTTGCGAGAGAATCAAGCGCAGGTTTGCTGATTTTCGGGTCTGGATCGAGTGAAAGCTCGAAATACTTGTACATCACATAGTTCTGCCACTGTTCCTGAGAGGCAGGCATGACGAAATTGAACCGCTCAAGCTGGCTTTTGAAGAATCTTTCAGCCGCATAGCTGGGTGGAGGGCTGGTGTTCTCGGGGGTAGTGGCCTTTTGCGCCAGCCATTGCTTGTCTTCAGCGGATAAAGGCACTTCCTTGTCGGAAGGCAGCTTGCCTGCCTGAAAGCTTGCGCGAGAAAAGATCTCTTCCATAGGGCAACGTGCCTCAAGTGGCACGGGAACATCGTCGATGGCACCATCAGGTGCCCAATCGTCCAGCTCAAAATATAAATTGTCCATCGCAGGTCACACGAAGTACCAGAAGGCATGACGATAGCACGAGGCAAAGGGCGAATCAAACGTATAGCGGGTGCTATAGAATAGTATACAAAATTTTGTATGGAAATTTTTTGAGTTGGATGGGACCCAAAGGGTTTGGGGGTATGTAGGGGGAAGAGGGGGTGGGGCTCACTATGTGAGCTTGGGTTATGTAGTAAAAATTTTTAGTGAGGATGGGACCCAGAATGTGAGATTGGAAAATGGGGATTGAATGTGCGGATCACAGTTTATGTGCGCGCGTGGGACTCCGCTGACCAGAGGGGCCTCCCCCCGGAGGTGGGGTCGCGCCCACGCGCCTGCGCCCGCGCGTTCGCGCGCGTTCGCGCATCATGCGCCCGCGCTACGCGCCTTCCTCTAAGCGGATCTTTGAACTTCATACGTATGAAGTTAAACAAGGGTTGACACGGTTAGCTATTGGTGTATGATGGGAACCGTGGAAGGCAACAAGCCAACCACGCAATCGAACCGCGCGTTCGGTTCGTTCTTTAACAAACTGATTGGAGATTTACTATGGCAGCACAAGCCAAAAAACCAATAGCCGAAATCGTCGGCTTTCTCACCAATGCCGGTAATGCGGTTGGCGCAATGGTCAAGGCGCAAGCCGATGGCCGCGAGTCCATGAAAAAGACTCGGGAAGCCGTGAAAGCGGCGGTCGAAGTTCACCGCGCCGAACTCAACCTCAACCTGAAAGCCGCAAAGCTGGCAGGTTGGAAGTGGACGGGCACGGCTAAAACAAATTCGGGTATCAAAGCCTTGATGGACTCTCAAACCCAGCAGGGACTTGAAAAGGGTTCGGTTGCTAACAACCTTTCCGCCATGAAAAATTTCTACAATGGCGGCAAGAATGGGTACGAAGTAACGGACCTCAACCCGAGCCGATTCAAGGAAAAGACGCGGCACATCGACCTGATCGACGGCAAGGTCATCAAATTGGCCGCGGCTGATATCCCTTGCACTGAATCACTGATTCTCTCACTGGATCGCGAAGGTTTCGGGGCGATCGCTCTCGGGGTGTTCGAGACTCTCGGGGTCGATGTTAAGACGGTCAAGAAAGCCGACGAAAAAATCATCGCGGCTTTCAAGTCCACGCTAGTTGCTAAGGGATACGCGGTACTCGACGCGAAGGGCAAACTGACGGTAAAGAAATGAGATTCACCGTCTACATGATCGTGATGCTAGGGTTATACATTCTCACTCACTCTTGCACCACATATTAACCATACGGGGCCGAGCAATCGGCCCCACTTTCGGAGATACCATGAAAGATAAATACGTTATTTGGTTCTTGATCTTCGGTTTGTTGATCCTCCCCGGATTGATTGAAAAATTCTAAGTTCCTCCCTCCTGCCCGTCACGTTCGCGTGACGGGCTTTTTTGTGTCTGAAGGTAGGTCAGCCTACCCTACGTTCGTTTCGCGCCTTGTGGACGCTCTCACGAAGCCAGTAGTCGGGCAAGGGGCGTCAGGGATGAGGCGCGCGAGGGCGCACGACGAGGGGCGAACTTCATACGTATGAAGTTGTAGAGATGAGAAGCCAGTAGGATGGCAAGGGGCGTGGTGGTTTGAACTTCATACGTATGAAGTTGGTGATAAAAGCATGGCAGGCTACGTGCAGCCCACACCAGACGCGAGGGTAAAGAATAAAAATTAGAAGCGCGGAAAGTAGGCACTACAGGACTTTTTATGCACAGCCCTTAGAGGCAACGGGAGGCAACGGGCTTTCTCTCTCTATAATAAGTTTTATAAAAAATAATATATAAAACTTTAGCGAGTATCTCCCCGGCTATGTCTATCTCTGTCTACTCCTCCCGTTCTATCTCTCTATCTATAGCTTGGTGCTTTTTTATTTATAAAACCTTTTTCTAAACTAAAGAACCCGCTCATCCCCCGTCACACCTAGCCCGTCCATTAAAGTTGTCGGTTCCTCGTTTTTCTGTTACATTTAGTCCGTCCTTTTAATCCCGCGCCCCGCAAGGGCTGAACACCACATAGGAGGTTTTTAGTGGGTATGCTACGCGATCTCATGAACAATTCAGTTGACGTTATCCGTGTGGATAGCAATGCTCGTGCAGAAAAGAAAGAACTTACACCCGAGGAACGCGAGTTCTACCGAACTGCCAGTATGCGCTACGAACCCGACACCGACACCCTCTACATCAAGGCCCAAGTAGCCAAAGAGCTTTACGAATGTGGAGGATATGAAACACTCAGGCTCACCGATAGCTTCATCTGTTCAAAACTGACAGGGTTCTACAAGGGCACTCCCTACAAAGGAGCACAATGCCAATGCCACATTTACGACCTGAGTAAGAAGGAAGAACTACGTGCTGATCGACTGAACCCGCCCGAGCATGAGTATAAGAAAACCGCCGCGCGCATGCGTAGGCGATACCGGAATGACGTTGCCCTTGTTGCCCGTGCTATGGATGAGTGGGTCGAGCAGTACCGCGAGCGCATGATCCGTGGCGAGCACATGGCACATAATAGAAAGACAGAGGAGGAACTGGAACGTGAGCGCATGATGCGCCGTATCCGCACGCTTGAAAGAAAAGTTCTGCATCGTGCCAAACCCAAAGAAAAGGCACAGCGCGCTACGCTATCGGAGCTGGACAATTATATAGCCGAACACAAACCGTTCATTCGGCGCACCGTAGTGAAGATAGAGAAGGTCGATGGCAAGTACGTATCCACAACCAAGCGTTACAACCCGGAGGACTACAAGCGCACATACGTAGGGCGGTTCGAGGATATAGAGAACACGATGGGAGGACGGTCGATCAAACTGCATCTACAAGTGGCCGCGTTAAAACTCTCCGTGCCGAACTTCAAACAGGATGTGCGCTACACCCACTCACAGAAAACACGCATCAGCGAACAACCCAACGCGGCTCAGGACTGGTGTGCTGTGTTCGACCTGACGAGGAAATAAGATGGATGCTCTCATATTCAAAAGCGCGGATGACGTTTTATCTTTTATGGACAAGCTAAAGCTAGAGCACAGGAAAGCGATTGGTTTCTTTGTTACACACTTCCAACGACTAGAGGGTGCATACGTCTATCACTATAAACCACAAGCGGCGCTACGCTCACCAACCTTCGCTAATCAGGAAATCACCTGCCTAGCTGTCATCAACGCTACATACGAGGATTGGAGGCTTCAGCATGGATGAGGTCACTGTTCTGCAGATGTACTCCTTCGGGGATAGCCAATACATCCTTGTGGAACTAACCCATGCGGGGAGGATATTCAAGCTATCCTTCAGTCTGACAATCAGAGGGCGAGTGAAGATAACACCACCTGTGTTCGAGGTGCATAACCGGAACGAACATTCGCTCATAAACCAAGACAACTTGCCCCGTCCTGTGCGGAACTGGGTAGAAGAAATGAAACCCACACTCCTGATTGCCCTTCAAGGCGAAGGATGGGGTGACGAGTAGGAACTTCATACGTATGAAGTTGTGGGTGGCTCTACTGGCTTCGCCCCTTATGGGGGCGAAGTGCCCATCAAACGCAGGGTAGGCCCCAAAAACACCCTATTTACGCGGGAACTCCAAAGTCCGTAGGGCTTGACAAGCCATGTATATGTGTGTATAATGGTAGCCTGAGTTGGAGAAATCCCACTCGCTTCCGAACTTCATACGTATGAAGTTCACGACGCTCGGCGTTACCGAGTTGTTTTAGGAGATTGCAATGAAATACACGACTAAAAAGTTCGGCGCGAAGAACTGCCATGAGCGTACTTATGAGAATGGTGCGCGGATATTCTTCTCTTACGCTACCCCTGTGGGTGCGTTCATGCCGGGAGTGGGAGCGGTGCGTACCACTGCTACGTATAGCAGGACTACGAGTAATCACGTGACGATGTGGTCACGCGACGAGTTGTGTGGGTTCGCTACGGCGAATGATCTCAAGGACTTTTACCATGTGTGTGAGTACGAACCACTGTGGACTCGTGGGTAACTTCATACGTATGAACTTGGCGGGGCCTCGCCCCGCCCTCAACAGGAGATAAGCAATGTACGAAGTAAACGGTTGGCATAAGTTCGGTGAACAGGATCACTACGAGACTGGGTGCGACCCCGATGGTGGATACGTCAGTTTTGCGGGTAACGAGAGGTGGGGCGCTGAGACTATCCCTGATCTGCTTGATATGTTGCGCTCTTTCGTGGGTGTCGACGATGACTATGAGATCGAACTCGATGCCTGCGAGGAAGATGGGCGCGTGGATATCAGTGTGCTAGAGACTGCCCATAGTTACGTAGCTGACAAATGGGATATCGAGAAGTGGAAGCGAGGCGAACTGGATCTGTGGTATTCCACGTACACATTCACAGTAGAAAAAGTAGAGCGTAGGTTTGTGCGTCTGAAGGAGAATGACCAATGACCAAGAAACCAACCAAGAGTAAATCGTTCGCGAGGTGGGAGTATGGTGCACAACCCCGATGGTGGTGAGAAGTTTTCGTTTGAGTATGGGAGCGAAGATCACGAGTTTGTGCGACTGAGCCGAGTAACCATAACGCGAGTGAGTGACGGAGTGCGGTGCTCCGTCACAGGGAATGGTATCAAGCGAGATATTAGAGTGCCCGTCCATGTGGCTGTGTATTGGCCTAATGGTGAAGCGATGGCGTGGACTACATACGAGGGTGATGGTACGTCGAACCTAACGTATATGCGAGAGATCGAACCCGACTTCGTAGAGGAGATAGATAGACAGATCCCTCTGCTGACAATAATGCTGAGTTAGGAGGAGATATGCGAGAGTGGGTCGTCATAAATTTAGAGAAGGAAACATCGAAGGGTATGAACCGGATGCACGTATACATAGGCAATGGATCAGGCCGACTCTATGTAGCAACGTACTTTCATACGGACAAGTGGTATCTGGATCATCACGTACGTTCCCCCTATAGCGTGGCATATATACCCGCAGGGTGTGCCCCTCGTGCAGTCAAGAGGAAGATCAAAGAAGCGTACCCACTCATTGCGCTGATAGAATTCGATTAACGGTGGGAGGTGTAGACCTCCGGGGCGTAAGCCATGAGTGGCCCCTTGCATAATAACCTTGGCAGGTAGCGATGGTCATCGGTGCGTTGCACCCGTCTTATATCTCCGATCAGGCGCTACCACTATTTATGATTTCTGTAGGGCTTGACAAGCTGTGTCAAGTAGTGTATAATGTATTCCACAGTTGGCGGACTGTATCCGCTTAGTTCCAACTTCATACGTATGAAGTTCTTTTCGACCTTTCGTTTAGGAGTGAATCATGAACGCTGTTGTTAATTTAGTTTCTGTTGCCCCGACCCTGCACAGCAGTGCAGTCCTTGTGAATCTGAAGATCGGTATCTGGAACACAAGACGTAAGGACAAGCAACAGACCGAGAAGGTTAAGAATGATGCGGGTGCTCAGGGTAACGTGGGTGCATACAACAAGAACATCATGCCTGACTTCAAGGAGTTGGAGGCGATCAATAAGTTCGGTGCGGATAGTAGGAATTGGTGCAAGCGTGAGACTGTACCGTGGACGTTCGATGGTGTGAACGTGCTGTCTACCGAGAAGTTATGGAATGGTTTCGATCAGGAGATGCAGGATAGGCAGAAGCATTTCTATGACATGGTTGAGTTGGTGCTGATCGAGTATGCACAGGCTAGGCAGATAGCGCAGTTCCGACTGAACTCCATGTTCGATGTGAATGAGTACCCGACTGTCGATGAGGTGCGCCGTAAGTTCTACTTCGAGTATAGCTATCACCCTGTCCCGCAGACAGGTGACTTCCGGGTTGACGTTGGCAATCAGGGGTTGCAGTTTCTACAGGAGCAGTTCGAGCGTGAGGCTAACAAGGCAGTTAGTGAAGCTATGTCATCACTATGGGAGCGAGTTAAGAAGATAACCGAGACTTTGAGTAACCAACTGCGTGTGTCCAAGGATGAGAAGGGCAAGATGTATCAGTCCACACTTGATACTGCGCTCGATCTCTGCGCGATGATGAAGGATCTGAACCTGACGGGTGATCCCAAGATGGAGCAGATGCGTAGGGAACTTTACTCTACGTTGAATGGTATGGACCTGACTGACCTGAAGAAGAATGACAGCGCACGACTGTCAGTGAAGCAGGAGATCGACGATCTCCTCAGCAAGTTCGAGTTCTAATTGTAATTATTTTTAGGAGTGTAATCATGAAAGTTTCTAAGGCGTATTCATCTGTATCTCTTGCCGATGCAACCGAGTTGCTCGCGTCCTCTGGGCATCTTGTGACCTATCTGTTCTCGGGTGAGATGGGTATCGGTAAGTCATCCATGCTCAAGTCACTCAAGAAGAAGTTCGGGGACAAGTACCACTACTGCTACGTGGACATGACCATCAAGGACGTAGGTGACTTCCTGATTCCCAAGATCATGACGGTTGATGGTGTCGAGGTGTGCCGGTTCGTACCCAACGAGGAGTTCGGTGTGCATCTGGATAAGCCTGTCATCTGTATGTTCGATGAGTTAGGCAAGGCGATGCGAGCGGTACTCAATGCGTCACTGCGTCCTATCCTTGAACGTGCATTGGGTGGGTATCTGTTCCCCGAGGGTTCAATCGTATTCGCTACGACCAACCTATCCATCGAAGGTCTGGGTGATGTGATCCCTGCCCATGCTCGCAATCGTATGGTGCAGTGTGAGATTCGTAAGCCGACTGCTATGGAGTGGGTCGAGGACTACGCTATTGCTCATCAGCTTGAGCCTGTGGTGATTGGTACGGTGATCGAGTTCCCGCAGATGTTCCAGTCCTTCAAGGAGGTCGAAGATCCTGCGAGCAACCGATATATCAATGACCCGCGGTGCCCACGTACGGCTGTCGTTACGCATCGTTCTATGGAGAGTGCGAGCAAGGTATACCGTGCGACCAAGCATCTGCCTGATGATGTTCGCCTTCATGCTTTGGCGGGTGCGATTGGTGAGGCGGCGGCGTTGGACATGATGACCATCGTCAAGTTGGATGAGGAGTTGCCTACGTGGGATCAGATCATCCGTGACCCTGACGCTACCAAGGTATCGTCCTCTGCTGTGGCTAACTGCATGATCGTATCCAAGGCGTGTATGCGTGTGGATCGTGAGACGTTCGGTGCATGGATGACCTACTGCAAGCGTCTGCCCAAGGAAGTGCAGGCGCTATTCGCCAAGACCATTATGCGTGGTGAGAAGATGGCACTCGCGGCTACCTTCGCTGACTTCACCGCGTGGGCAAAAAATAATATGTATCTGTTCACCAAGTAACTTCATACGTATGAAGTTCAACGGGGCGGGTGACCGCCCCATAGGAGATAGCAATGAGCAAGCCTAAAGAGATTTACGGTAGGGTCAACATAGGGTGGGGAGGCAATGTGATCCTTCCTCTTGAGCAGGCACATAAGGTGCAGGAGATATTTGCTAGGTATGCAGTTGGTTTCGGTGATGCGTACCGACCAGACGAGCCGAACATCAAGTATGTAAAGGACTACGGTGTGCCCGACGTATGTGTGACTGAGTACCCTGCCTATGACTGCACAGGCATGACGGCAAAGCAGATAGAAGAATGGGAGCAAGCGGTGCGCCACTCAGAGGGCAACACCTTTCTTACACCCCAAGAGTTTATGGCAATGAGGAGTGACAACAATGAATAACCTGACCCCCAAGCAACGTATAGAGAAAGCACACGTACAGATGATGGGACACCAAGCGACCATGCTCTACTCTGGTGTGTTCATGGTAGGCAAGACCGAGATCAGCGAGACAGTACGTACTGCTTGCACCAATGGTAGAGATACATGGTATGGCGCTGAGTTCGTGGATAAGTTGTCTACCTCTGATCTGCATGGCCTCATCCTCCATGAGAATCTGCACAAGGTCTATCAGCATCACTGGTTGTGGAAGCATCTGTGGGATGAGGACAAGCGACTGGCTAATCAGTCTGCTGACTATGTGATTAACCTAGAGATCGCTGACCTGTCTGCCAAGTACAAGGACTTCATCACTCTGCCCGAGGGGGCGCTACTCGATGAGCGGTTCCGAGGTATGAATACGCAGGAGGTGTTTAACATCCTCAAGGATGAGCAGGATGGTGGCGGTGGGGGCGGTGCGGGTGATGAGTTCGATGAGCATGACTTCGATGACCTGACTGAGGAAGAGAAGGATGCAATACGTAAGGAGGTAGAGCAGGCCATTCGTCAGGGTCAGATCCTTGCGGGTAAGCAGGGTGGTGATGTATCCAAGTCTATCAAGGACTTGCTTGAGCCCAAGGTTAATTGGCGTGATCAGCTTAGTGAGTTCATGACCGAGCTTAGTTGTGGTAAGGATGACAGCACATGGCGGCGTCCCAATCGGCGGTGGCTACAGCACGATATCTATCTGCCATCTTCGATCAGCGAGTCGATGGGTTGCTTGGCTGTGATTCGTGATACGTCTGGTTCTGTCGATGACCTACTGGCTTCCATCTTCTTCAGCGAGCTTGTCGCGTTGGTTGAGACGGTCAAGCCTTCCCTGATTCATGTCATCGACTGTGACGCAGATATTCAAGGGCATCGTATCTTCGATGAGTCCAACTACCATACTCTGCGCGATGCGCGTGATCTCAAGGGCGGTGGTGGTACGGATATGCGCGTGGCGTTTGACTACATCGTGGAGAAGAACCTGCGCCCCGAGGCAATCCTTGTTCTTACGGATGGGTATACGCCCTTCCCGACTACATCCTGTGCGCCCTCACTGTGGGCGATAACTACCGATCAGCGTTCCCCGATCGGCGTAACTATTCGTTTGGAGGTTTGATATGTACGCAATGAGAGAAACCGTTCGTTACAAGATGTACTACAACTACGCGAGGCTGAAGGAGGTCTGTGCGGATAGCCCCGTCATGATGGGCATCTATGCCAACTACAGTCAGCCGTGCTTTGTAGATCAACTCAACAAGGAGAATGAGCGTAGGCTACGCATCCTCATGGACCCGACCACGCCTATGAATAAATACGTCGATGGTGTGGGGTACAAGGTTCCCTACAAGTATGCGTCCAAGAAGGGCGCAGAGGGTTCGATTGTCTATGTCATTGATGGTGCGATAAAACGCGCCGGGCAGGATGAAACAGGCCGAGAGACGATCAACCTACGCCGAGTTAAGTGGAGTAAGGTACCGCAATGGGATAAGTGTGCTTGGGTCAATGGTGACTATGTACTGCTAGAGAAAGCCGAGGGATGGATGAAGCACGTGCGTAATCAGTGGCCCAACCCTGTGTTCATGGACCGCATGACCAACAAAGAGAAGGACAAGTTAGCCATGCTTCTGCTCCTGCCTGATGATGTGTACCTCGAAGGGATAGGTAGCGCGCGTACTGGGCATACCGGAGACAGGATGTACTTTATGGAGATGGACTGTGAAGAAGAGTGACCCGATGGCCGATGCGATGACCAAGCTGACGATGCAAATGACTTGGGGTTTAGCTGTACCTGAGATCAATGCGTTCAGCATGGCGATGGCGCGGAAGAAGCAAAGCATCAAGGCACGAATACGTGTGGAGTATAGGCAGGGTGAGAGTGCGTATCTTGTGCACGATCTCTCAGACAACGAGGTCTACTATGTGACCGAGGAAGAGTTACCTGAGTGGGCCACAGAGTCTATGTCTCTGCTTCACCTACTCCCGCCGGGGTCTGAGCTTGATGACGTAGGATTCTTCTATGCTCCGGGCATATACTACCTTGAGATAAAGACAGCCGTGCCTAGTGAGCACAGGAGAAAGCTACGTGCAGAACAAGATGGCTCTTAGGTGGAAGTTCGTACTGGATGGTATGGCCTCTGTTCGCCCTGAGATGGGTGAAGACGGTGAGGTTGAGTTCATGTTGGTAGAGACACAGTATTCAGCAACGAGATGCTACAGCCCACAGGAGGTGGACGATGCGATAGATATCGCCATGCACTTGGCTCAAAGAGGTCAGGCTATTTACGTTCATTAATAGATGTGTTCAAATATGTTCGGGCGGGCAACCATTTTAACCAATGGCTGATAGGAGTATCCCCGCCCCCTAACTAGGTCTGCACACCTTATGTGCATGGAGAAAACGATGAAGAAGATTGCTTTGTTTGGTGAGTTTGTTCGTGAAACGTGGCCGCTGTGGGCGCTGATGTTCAGCGGTGGCGTAGGTCTTTTGCTGTGCGTAACCGCTCCGCCCTCTGTGACCCTCGATAGTAAATGGGAGTGCACGCTGTCACGCCCCGCCGGGTTAGGCGCAATGTGTTTGGAATACCAATACAAGGGGAAGTGAGATGAAGACCTATGAATTGAACGCTGTGGAAGCATACCTTGCGCTGACCGCCCTGCGCTTTACCGCAGAGCAGGGATATACCTATGAGATCGAACATGGAGGGGATCTTACGGATTACCACGGGATGAAAGCCCTGATCGAGAGGCTCGAGCCTAAGCCGGCGAAGAAACACGCATGGATGGTGGTGTACCCGGACGAGTCTAGGTCTAGGCTCTTTGATTATCAGGACGATGCGGCAGGGTGGGCGTGTCATGCGCCGGAGAAATGTAAGGTAGTGCAGGTTACATGGGAGGAGTGATGAGTAAGTCCATAAACCCCGGCGAGAACAACGGGCAGTCCAAGCTGACGATGGAGGCAGTGCAGATCATTCGACACCTGCTTCGCTGTGGGCATTCGGGTAAGGAAATCGCTACGGTTTATGGGCTCTCGTCTGGCCTGATCTCAGGCATACGCACAGGCAAGTTGTGGTCAGCACCGGAGGAAGAATTGGTGGACAAGAATAAATTCAAGGGGCGTCCCTTCAGGGACGAGGACATTCAGATTATCACCGAGGAGGTGACGTATCTCATAGAGCAGGGCTATCGCGCACAGGACAGGGATCGTATTCTCGAAGGACTCGAAGTGGCTCTCGATGGCTCGACCAAGGACGAGTGGAGGCTGTGGACAGGGATGAAGTTGAGGAATGTGATTGATGACTTTTACATATTAGGAGCACCGTGATGAGTAAGAACAATGGAGGCCCGGCGTTTCCGTCTTCAATAGTAGATGACTCCTTGCATGTGCCGGGTATGTCCCTCCGCGACTGGTTCGCGGCCAAGGCGATGCAGGGATTACTGCAGTACGCCTATGCACACGCGGATAGAGCGTCGGTTGCATACAAGGTGGCAGATGCCATGCTCGCTGAACGGGAGAAGGACAATGACTGACAAAGCACTCCTAGAACTCGCGGCGAAAGCGGCGGGGATTGAACTTTTGTTTGAGGAAATGAAAGACGGGAGTATCTATTACTACTATAAGATTCCCGGTGATACGCAAGGGTGGAACCCTTTGAACTCTGATTCTGACGCTCTGCGCCTTGCGGTGAAGTTAGAAATTGATGTGAACTTTAATGACGTGAAGAAGCGCGTCTGGGCCGAACCGCAATACATAAATGAGCCGCCCTATCCGGTACATGAAGGCTATGGAGACGACCCCTACGCCGCAACCCGTAGAGCCGTCGTAAGAGCAGCCGCTGAGATTGGCAGGGGGATGGAATGAATAAGGAAGATATAAAAATTGCTTTGGGCATCCTTGTATTTTTCTTTCTTACTGGATTGGTGTGTATTTTTTTGGTTTGGATAGTGAAGCAGGTGCTGTTATGAGTAAAACAAACATCCTCCCCAAACCCGATGGCTTTTATCGACACCATAGCGGGAAGGTCTATCAAGTTCTTGAGATTGCCAAGATGGAAGCAACCGGAGAGGTGGTGATTGTCTACCGTGAGCGTGGCTCAATAGACAACGTGTGGGTGCGCCCTGCATCCGAATGGTGGGATAAGTTTAAAGAGGTG